AAATTCCTATATTAAATCCATTTATATATGGTTTATATAACTCCAAATAGTATTTCTCTCGTATCAATAAAATATTTGTATCACACTTTTCAACTATCTCAAATTTAAAATTATCTATTCCATATTTATTGAATGATCTTTGCATATATATATTTATATGTTTATCTAAGTTAAGATCATTAATATGTCTATTCCATCTTATCTTTATATTTTTTGCCGATCCAATATATATTCTATTATTTGGAATACATGTGATTTTATAAATTCCCGTAATCATATTAGTATATATTAAATTAATAGAGATATCCTTCAACTATTTATCTAACTAAATAAAAAACCCTCTCAATTGAGAGGGTTTTGTTATTTCTAATCTGAGGATTAGTTAAGGAATCCACCAGCGTCTGTAACGTTAAGTTGCATATACTGTTTTTGTGGGAACCAACCAACTTCAGCTACTGCATATCTTGAACGTAATAACATTCTAGGAGCGAATGTAGCTTCAGAAATGATGCTGATAGATTGTGCCATTAAGTATGGAACAAAGATAACACCAGGTTGATCAGGGTTGTTCTTTCTACCAAGAACGATTCTGTTGTCGTTATACTTCATGTAAGGATCAACATAAACAGTGATATCACCGATTTGACCTACAGGGTATAATTGACCTGAACCATTGATCTTAGATTTAGCAGGGTTAATTGTGTAACCAGCTACATCCATGAAAGCTGCTGCAAGACCTCCGTTAGTAACTGCAAATTGTGCAGGACCAACACGACCTTCAGTTGCGATGAAGTTAGAAGCGTGTACTAACTTAGTGATAAGTTTTCTTTGTACAGCGTGTGTAGTTTCACCACCTGGGCCAGAAGTACCAACATAAGATGTGTCTAAGTCAAATAAAGGACTACCACCTCTCGTAGGAGCAGATGTTCTGTTTAATGCACCTAATTCGAAGATTTTAGCAATGATTTGCTTAGAAATTGTTTGAGATAACTCATTAACAAGGATAGACTCCATCTTTTGAACGATGTCCATACCAGTGTTAGCTTTGATATCTTCAATTTCACTTCTTCTAAGAGCTGAAGATACTTCAATAGTACCAACTGCGATAGATTTAGAAGAAACTTTAGGTCCGATAACACCAGCGTAGCTGTTATCATCATCTTGACGAGACATTGGATAAGTACCACCGTTAGTCCAGTTAGATACGAAGCCAGGAATGTGATCTTCAAGAGCAGACACTAATTCAACTGTACATGCAGAAACTGCAGTACCACCAAGTAAAGTGATTTGAGCCACCATAGAGGCAGTTGGGTTGAAAGTGTTTTTAGTTTGGTCAAATGCCCAAGGAGCAGGACCAGTTACACTGCTAGGAGTTACAGCACCGAAAGCGTTAGCTTGTCTGTAAGCCTTAAACATTGGGTAACCATCAATACGAGAGAATCCTAAGAATTCTGTCCAATATTGTTTAGAAACACCACTAGTTGCTGGGTCAGTTGTTGATGTTGAACCAGTGTTGATGTTCTGGAATAATCTACCACCAGCTAAACCACCCTGAGTTTGAGTGATTGAAGCACTTACTAAAGCAGCAGTTAAACCTGCAACAACAGCGGCAGCTTCACTAGTGCTAGTAACGTTAACTTTGAAAACCTGAGGTCTTTCATTGTTATCAAGATTACTATCATCATACTGGAAGTCGATGTAAAGTAAGTCGATTTTTGGACCAGGAGTAGGTTTTACAGCAACAAGGTCAAGACCAATTGTTTGAGCTGCAATTTTCATAGCTACTGGTAAAAGGTTTTGGCCTAAATCACCAGAACCGACTTGACCACCATGGCTAGACCAGTTAGTACCGATAGTACTACCTGCCCAAGTTGAAGGCTGAGGAGCGGTTATTGAACCCATACCTGCGATACCTGCGTTAAGGTATGCATTTTCATTGATAGAGTGGTACTCAGCATATTCTGATAACCAGTCTAATTTTTCTTCGCTAACAACACCCATGTTCTCCAATACAGGAGCCCATTTCTTGAAAGCTTTTTGTTTGTCTATTCTAATGTGTGACATTTTTTTTGTTTGTTTTTTTGTCTACTTTCGTAGATTAGTTTTTTTTAGTCTATTTTCATAGATTAAATGCTTCTGAATCTTTCCATAATTGCGTTAACTTCACTGTCTGAAAGTCTATCTTCTTGTATTAGGCTTTCGTGAGCGACTAACTTCTTAGTTACAGATTCATTTTTCTTGAGATTTCTAGTTAACCAGAAATGTTCTACTTTTGATTCAGTATTTAATTCTGGGTATAATCTAGCTTGAGATAAGATAGATTTTCTAGATGCTTCATTTAGCTGACTCCAGATTGGCTTAATGTTTTCAGGCATCAATCTGACTAATTTTTCTTCAATTGATTCATTCTTAACTGAAAGTGCTTCAGAGATTAATTTTAAAACATCAGAACTTGAGTAATAACTCTTTTCGTTTATGTAAAGTTTAACTTGTTCTTGCTCATCGTTAGAAAGTTCATAATAACTATCAACTTGAGACTTGTTTAAGAATTTTAAGAAATTTAAATCGTTTGACTCAGAAACTTTACGTTTTTTAGCTTCTTCGATTAGTTTGTCTATTTGTAAAGATAGGTCGCTATCTGATTCTCCATTATATTCAGTATTTTCACCAAATACTCTTTCTTCTTCACCAACTTCTTCATTACCACATTCATCACAATCTTCCTGATTATCTAATTGACCAGGTAAAACTTCTTCACCAGGTAATTCAGAACCTAAGTCCTGATTAGGTAATCCTTCTTCTTCAACAAATTCTTCTTCACCAGGTAATCCTACTTCGGAAGTATATTCATCAACCAAAGGAAATTCTTCATCATATTCGTCTTCTTCTTCAGGAAGCAATTCAAATCCTGCTTCGTTAAGTGTTGGGAATGATTCACCACTATTTTCGAATACTTTACCACCGTTTAATTTCTCAGAAATCATGCCTGCATAAGTTACAGTTTTGTCTAAGTTTTCAGCGATATATTCAGAATAAGCAATGTTATCATCTAAATGTTCTGCAATGTATTCGGAATATGCGATATTTCCTTCTACATGCTCTGCTAAATATTCAGAATAAGCAATTGAGTTATCTAAGTGTTCAGCTAAATATTCAGAATAAGAAATATTCTTATCAAGATTTTCAGCGATATACTCAGAGTATGCAATGTTCTTATCCAAGTTTTCAGCGATATATTCAGAATAAGCAATATTCTTATCAAGATTCTCAGCTAAATATTCAGAATAAGTAATGTTTTTGTCGATATTTTCAGCTAAATATTCAGAATAAGTAATGTTTTTGTCGATATTTTCAGCTAAGTATTCAGAGTAAGTAATGTTCTTATCTAAGCTTTCAGCTAAGTATTCAGAATAATTAATAGCTTTTTCTAAATTTTCAGCTAAGTAGTCATTGTGACTTACTAATTTTTCGGTAGTTGATTTTAATGATTTGTTTTCATTAACTACAACTTGAACTTTTTCTGCTAAGTAATCTAAATACTTAACAACTTGCTCGTTAGTTTTGTTTAACTCTTCGTAGTACTCTAAAAGTTGCTCTAATTTTTTCGGATTTAAGTTACCAGTTTTTAAGGCAGATTTAACTTCCTTTTTAGTAGATGCAATCTCATTGATTATATACTTAGAATAATCTGTCAATTGATCTTTGGTAACGAATTCATTTTTGTTCATGTTGAATAGTTCGTTAATTTTTGACTCGTCGGACATTTCATATATCCTAAAGTTAGCGTTGTCTGTGTAACCAAATGACTCATTTACTGATGTCAATCTAGCAGAAGCAAAACCTGGGTCAGCTACAATGTCGTAAGTGAATAACTTCTTCAATGTAACTGTTCCATTAGCTTCTGTAATACCAGCAGCTCTTGATGAAACGAACATTGGACAACCATCATCTACTAATGCTTTTGCTTCTTTACCCCAATAAGTATTTAATAATCTAATTTGACCATCAACCCTATTGCTCTCCTTAACATAAAATGCTTTTTGAATAAGGTGAGAAGATCTTGATAATGAAGTATCAAATACATCAGGATGATCGAATTCACCATAAACTACACCCATAGTATTTATTCTTTCGTTTAATTCATCTAAACATGGAATAAATTTGTCTGCAGTGTAAATTCTTTCATTTCTGTTTTTAACACCAAACTCAGTAAATATACCACCTAACACATAGTCTTTCTTACTAGCGCCTTCAGCGTTTTCATTCATACTAAGTGGGGTTGTATTGTTTTCAACAATTAATACTGGTTTCATTTATTTGAATTTATTTTTGTAAAGTATATATTCATCTCTAAAAACCTCAAAATTTTAAAGGTGGATTATTTATAGACAAAGGAAAAACTTTACCAAATTTGAATCCTATAATAATCATTAATAATGTAATTAAGCTTGAAATTTTCGTAAAAAATGGTGATTTTAATATTTATTAAATTATTTTATAAATAGATACTTTTTTACAGGAACAATTTAAAAACTAAAAAAATGATATTAACAAGAGAAGCTTCCATAAAGATAAACGAGTCCAACTATTCTTATTATGAAGAGTTAGGATACGATGTATCAATTGGTGATAAATTAACAATACCAATTGAACTGTTATCAACAGGCAGTCATCAAAAAATAAGTTGCCAATGTGATAAGTGTGGAACTATTAAAGATGTAATTTTTAAAAATTACGTTAAATATGGTAATAAATGGGGTGAATACTATTGTCGAAAATGTTCCGAACATAAAAGAAAGAAATCACTGAGCCTTAACTATGGGGTTGATTATCCAATTCAAAGCAAGGAGATCAAGAAAAAGATACAAAAAACCATGATAGAAAAATGGGGAGTTGACAACCCATCTAAGTCTAAAGAACTTCTAAACAAAAAATATAGGTAATTAGAATTCAAACTCACCGCCACCTTGTGCTGGAGGAGGAGTTTCACCGCCACCTTGTGCTGGAGGAGTTTCACCACCGCCTTCTCCACCAAATTCACCACCGCCCTCTCCACCAAATTCACCACCGCCTTCTCCACCAAATTCACCGCCTTGAGGTCCACCAAATTCACCACCGCCCTCTCCACCAAATTCACCACCTTCTCCACCACCTTGTGCGCTTCCAGCCCCTTTAGATTTAATCCAGTATGCTTTATTCTCTTCTTTTTCTTCTGGGGTTAATTTCATGATTTTATCAATTAGGTATTCAATATGAAAATAAGGTTGACCTTCAGCAGTTTGAATTCCTAGTAGACTTGATAATATAGATGATCTTTTTTCCATATTAGCCAATTTTTTCCATTCTTCAAATATTTGATTTGAATTAAATGAAATATCAATTTGATTTAGGAATATTTCATCATCTTTTAATTCAGGAAATTCCATACACATTTGAAGTCTAAGAGATTTTACAATAAGCTCTTTAAAGTTAGATCTAATTCTATTAATAAAATTAGAAAATTTAACTTCATCTCTAGTCATCTCGGACGCATCTGAAAAAACATTACCTCCTCCGTTTTCCTTTTCAAACCTTGAAAAAGGTATTTTAGATGCTCTTTTCAATGCATTGTAAAACCAAGTTAACATATCACTCTCATTTAAATTATGTCCCTCTGGTGATACTAGCTCCATGTTTGGAGTACCAGCTTCACCTTCAGGAAACCATATTTGCTTATTATAAGGAAGATGTTTTGTACCATTTATAGTTAATGTTCCTAAGGAATCATCCCATTCTACCTCTTCAGAATAATCTGATATTAGCTGACCAACTTGCTCCTCAGCTCTTTGTCTAGGTAACCCTTTGATAGGAATAGTGAACTTCTGATAGACAGTAGCATTAATAACGTTGAACATAATTCTAGTTTGCTCAATTATTTTTAACTGATTATAGGGTTTAATTAATCCTTCTACATAAGAAGTTTCGGAATAATCATGCTGGGTTGAATAAGATATAAATACTATTTGAGAATCTAAAAATATTCTTCTTAATTGTGGATCTTCGGGATATTGAATCCAAAGATTACCAATAGATGGTTCATATGCCGGAACTAATGTTTCTGGTCTCATTCTATTGAAGTGAATAATATTCTTTTTCTTATCATCCCATACAATTTCTAATGCAACATATCCATCAATTAGAAAATCCTTCATCATATTCCATGATGTTATACCATCGGAGAATCCAAACTTGTTATATATTTTTTCAAAATATTCTGTATACTTATCTTTAACATCTTGTGAATAATCATTAGATAATGGTTTTAGGAAACAAAAATCTCTATCATCATTATAAATAATAGATTCATCAGCCACAGATGAAATGAAATCTCTTATTTCATCTTTGATAGAATATTCTCTTAAAATTCTTCTTTTATCAGAATACGCTCGATCTAAATATGGTATAGACTTTCTATTTAATATTTGAGCAACGGCTTTTTGACTAAAGAAATCATACATTGAGTTCCCTTTTTGAGAATAGGGGTCCTCATTCATACCAACACCTACAGTATTCCTGATGATCATATCATCATATTTCATTCCAAATGAACTAAGATTTCTTAACAGTCGATTAAACAATCCTTTATTTTCTACTGAAGAAGCAATATTTGTAGGTTGTTGCTGTTGGTTCAATGAATTGTATGAAGCCATTTAAAATTTAAATATTTTTTCATATATATTAAAAAATAGTATATTGTTTATATTCTAATATATTAATAAGTTTATTGCCCATATTTGTCAAGACTCTTTTGTATCCTTAGTATATGATTTTTTAATACTTTATAGTTATCCAATATATCATCAGACGCAGTAAAAAAATCATCAATTAATGATTTAGACATTTCTTTATGTCTTTCTCCTTGTTCTCCTATTTTAGCTTCCCATATTTCATATAACTTTTTAGGATCATATTTATTTATAGGATGTTGTGAGTATAGAAATCTAGGGACCATACTCATAGATATTTTATGTACGGCTTTGACTTGAGCCATATTATATTCAACAATAGCATATTCAAATCCATATTTTAGTAATTCGCGATACATACCCTCATATGTTACTTTAAGCAATCTGTCATTTTCAAAATCTTCTTCTATTATAAATTTATCAAAAATGGCAGCTCTTACTTCTAATGGTATGAAATTAAAATTAACCCCATGTATAATAATTAGGTTTTCAAATTTTTTAAAATCAATAGTAAATATTGGAGAATATTTCATCCAATTAGAATCATCCATATAATGTAGAAAATAAAACCCACCCAATTGAATTTTACCAATTGGTATATTCATTATATTATCATCTGATTTAGAATAGGCATTATAAAAGAACAAAGAATTGTTTTTAAAATTCTCTACTATTCCATCACCGTGGACTAAATTGCTTAATTTTATTCTTTCTAACAACTCTGCCATTAAGTAAATATATTTCTTTTAAATATGTATTCTACTAATTTTAAACCACTTTTATATTCTTTGGACTCATATTTATCAAATTTAATATGTGGGTATATATGAGTAATTCTATTTATAAAACTCAACATTATTTTCATAACGGCATTAGTATTAAAATTACTTGAATCTTTAGTAAATGATTCGTCTTCCGACTTAGCCTGTATTATTATGGAAAATGAATAAGGATCGATGGTAACCGGGATAAAAGATACAATTCGCGCTCTTGTTACTGGATGGTTGTTCATTGAACAAACAATCACATCATAGTCATCACTTAACTCTGTTAAATAATCTTCAATATCCTCTATATTAACTTTAAATGTCTTTTGGAACTTTTCCCTTTCGATAATAGAAATTGACTCATTAAATTTTTTGAGATACTTCATAATATAATATATATTAAAAAATTTAAGTGGTATGCTAAATAGTGCCCCCAGACAACCAGGTAAATATAAACAAGGTCTTTACACTCCAAAGAATAAAGAAAAACTCATTAAAGCTAATTCATATGGTGGGGTTTTCTACCGATCTGGTTTAGAACATAAGATGATGATATATTTAGATTCAAATGAAAGTGTTAAAGTGTGGGGAGCTGAACACTTAAGAATACCATATGAAAAAACTGAATACAATAGTAAGACCAAAGAAATGGAAACCACATCACATGGATATTATCCAGATTTTTATTATGAATTAACTAGATCAGATGGATCGGTGTCAAGAGTTGTTGCTGAAGTAAAAGCTTCTAATGAAACGGTAGAACCAAAATTACCAATTAAACCAACTGCTAAACAATTGAAAAATTTTGAATATGCTTTGAAAATGTGGAATAAAAACTTATCGAAGTGGAAATATATGATAGAATATTGTGAGAGAAAGGGATTTGAGTTTATAATAATAACTGAAAAACACCTATCAAAGAATTAAATGTATTCCCTTAAGGAATAGATATGATAGCAATCCTATACAAACTAAGCTAGAAATCATATCATATACGTCATTAAATTTTCTTGATTTGAAAAATAGTACTAAAAATTTAATAGAAGAAACTATTATTATTAGTAAGAAATAATATGAGAGGCTAGAAAATAATCCTATTATTAGCCATATTAAGTAAAAGACTTTGGTTACATAAAATATGTAATCTGTCAATTTTGATGTTGATAGATGTCTTTGATTAAATTTAACATAAAGTCTATCTTTAAACCTTAAGTGATAAATTTCTGCCCATATAAATAATATGGGAAATAAATAAAAAAGAGTATGTATAAAGTTAGCTAGCATCTACTATGATATCTTTTAATTTTATTAGATTGTTCAACTGATATTGTGGTAATCTTATATTTTTTTCTGATAATACCATATTATAAATATCATCACTTACTACTGTTTCTATAACTGACCCAACGACTCTGTCATACTCATTTGGAACATCTTGTATATCTCTACTATCATAAATATCATTAAGATATTTCCTATATGACTCTACATTAATATGTAGTGATGCACCATCTGGTCTAACTCCCCATCCTCTTTCTGATTCTTCCCAGAATTGTAATAAAACCTTATTCATATACTCTATTTAAATATTCTATTTAAAAGAATAAATAAAGTTTTAAAATCCACCACCATATCTAGTTCCAACTTCAGCATATACCTCATAATCTGCTATTTGGAAGTAAATAAACATCATATCCTGATAATTTTCAACATCTTGGGCGAATACAACTTTTAATCCATAATTCATACTGTCTAATTCAGGTATAAATGTAGATATTTGTTGCCTGATTATTTCTTCAACAAATGATGCGGAAACTCTAGTTTCATACAAAAGTAATACTAGATCGGCACCTAAATCTGGCTCACCTAATACTTCACCTTTATTTGTAAATAAGACCATTTCATATTTTTGAATAATGACATTTATAATATCATCCTCTATCAATTGACCACTTTTATACTTAGGGTGTCCTTGATATCTTATGTAAAAATCTTTAAAGTCTATCGAGTTCATATAAATATATATTAAATAATAATATATACATATTATGAAGTATCTTAAACGAGTGTTTGAAAACACTACCAATGATGCCGCCCGTATCTTGTTTTTTGATAGATATAAGCAATCTATTTTAAAAAATATTGAAGATAATTTTAATATAAATGTATTTGATTTTATAGATGAGTTCATTCATATTGAGGATAGTGGTGTTGATGTTGATATCAAATTCATAATTAATTTTAAAAACAGAGATAAATATCCACAAAATAGAAATTTTGATATAGTAAAAAATAGAGGATCGATAAAAAATAATATTTATCAAACTGAACTTATAAATCGAAGAACAATGTATGAAAGTCGGTTTGAATATGGATTGACATATTGTGGATACCCAATAGACAAAAATGATATAACTAATAAATTTATTAGTGTTCTTTTTATTAATCAAAAAAATCCATCAACAAGTATGGGTGATAATTTACATTTTTTGGATAAGTTCAAATATGTTATTTCTGAAATATGTAAAAAATACCAATTAAAAGTTGTTAAAGAAAATTCAACTATGGAAAAAATTGGATACACATCTTATAATATTTTACTAGATAATATATAAATCATAATTATGAATCATATTCAACTATTTGAGGAATATTCCAATTACTATAAAAAAATTGGGAGTGATTATGACAGTATAGGTATTGCACCTGACCAGTATACTGAAATATCCGACGATATATTTAATAAAATAAAAGTAAAATTATCAGAGAAAAAATTCAATGTTAGTAAGGTAAATATACCATTATCTAATAGATTATTACATCCAGTAGACGTGATTATAGTTGTGAATCGAAAAAACGAGGAATCTAATTTTGTATCAGGTAGAATAAAAATGACCACAGATGAATGGTTTTATGTGCAACTAGACTTTGGAACTCTACATGATAATGGGTCGAATAAATGGCGATATATCAATTTGCGAGAAGCAGATATTTGTGGTATATACAAATGTGACCAATTAGAAGGGTTATCTGGTACGCAGCTTTTCAATTTGCCCGTTTAAGTTGTTTGACGAGTTAGAACAATTCTCTTAATCTTCCTATAACCGTCATCCCTAATACAATCGGATCTGTATTTGTTTCTAATAATTTTGTATGTTCTGCAATAATATAATTTACCTGAAACAATTTATCAATGTTTTCTCTTTTTTCAGAAAATGACCATTGAATAAAATGTTTTCCAAATAGGTTAATCATTTCATCTATTTTATCTGGACCAAAGTTGTTCATTAAGAAATGATATATATCTTCATAATTTTTAGATTTGTCATAAATAATTGCATATAGATCATTTCTCAATTTGAGATTTATATTTGAATTGGAGGATCCTTCTCCAGTTTCTTTAAAATGTTGAAGTTCATTCATCACTGAACGAAAATCTGGGAAATTTTTATTAATAATTTTTATTAAATCATCCTTTTTAATATTTATCTTTTCTTCTGGAGCAATTACATCCATTATTCTTTTATAGATGGATGTTTTAAGAAATTTTTCTTCATCAGCATTAATGCAGTCAAAGTTAATTTGTGTTGATCTTGATTTAATACCATCAGATATCTTATTAATGTGATTTGTATTAAATATAAATCGAACATTTCGACTAGAATACTCATCTATGTATGCCTTTAAAGCATCTTGATATTGCGGAGATGTTCTTTCAAATTCATCTAAGAAAACATATTTCATAGAATCTTGATCGATCATGTAGTCTAAGTCTAACCCCATATAAACTTTAGAACAGAAGTCATCAATTTTGGTCCTTAGAACATCAATTGAGGTATAGAAGGAGCTATTTATTTCTAAGAAAGCTTTATCTTTTGAATATCTACCAATGAGTATTCTGGCTAATGTTGTTTTGCCGGTTCCATAATGTCCGTATAAAATAACATTTTTCTTAATTCCATCCTCAAATATTTTTTGAATTCTTGGTAGAAGAATAACATCTTCAAACTTTTTAGGTCTCCATTTTTCGCTTAGTAACAGTTCTTTCATAATTATAAATTGATATAATTATAAATTGATATAGTTTGAAAGTTTATTTAAATCGTGATCCACGATATCTACCCCCAATAAATCCACTACCACCATATGACTTACTAATTGGATCCTTTATTTCTAAGCTCATAATAGCATCTATAAATTCTTGAGGTGGTTTATACTTATGATCTCGTACATAGTGTGATACTTTACTTGGGAATTTATAACATTTCCCATTATATTCAATTTTTTTAACTTGTGATCCCATAAGAACACCACATAATTCGCACTGGTGAAACCCTTTATGTCTTTCTGAAGTATACTCATCTGAACGTTCTACTGCTTCTAGCTTTTTAATAAATTCTTCAGAAACCTCACCAGTCGTAAAGTTTTCTTCACTCCCGATCCATCCGACATTTAGGCATTCTTTACCATGTATACGACCATATGCATATGGAGTTAGGTCTTCATAATAAGATTCAAATAATTTTAGATGTTTCATATTATAATATATATTAAAATGAAATATCTAAAATTATTTGAAGGATTTAGTCAGTTCACAATGTATGGAGAAAAATGGAAAGATCAAGCTCCAAATGAACTTACGATAATTAAAGATAAAGAAATAAGAAAATATCATCGGGAGAATACCGATTGTATTGGTGATTTAGTACAAATAAACTACGTAGCAGATAGTATTGTATATGGTGATCCTGATGAAATGGAAATAGATATTTATATGATTAATATAAATAACCAATTAAAATTAAATGTTGATATTACATATGGTGATTTGGTTGTTTCCGAATTTAGTATAGAGGCACCACATAAAGTTAGTGTTATTCAATATACATCTTATCATTCTAAATTTGATCCAAGTAATACTATTTTTGCCTTTGAGGATGAATCATTAGAAGCCTTTATTGCCTTCTTAAACAACTTTGACGGATTTCAATTAACAACTGATGATTTTAAATTTTTAGATAAAAGGGATAATTATTCTCAATAGTCAAAGTCTTCATCAGTGTAAAAAATATCAACATCACCATAATCGGTATTATTGAAATACCATCCTCCCCAATCTGTATCTTCAACAGATTCAGCATTCAATAGCTTGAATATTTGTTCTTTTACTTCATCATTGAATTCTATATCTGGTATTAATATATCAATATCGTGTTCGGATGTAACTTTTCCTTTCCCAAATCCACCAATGAGTGATGCATTTTTTGATATATTTTTTTGTAATAAAGACAATGCTTTATTCGCATCATCTATTGTATGCAACTTTTCAGTAATATACTCCTTAAATAATTTTATTTTCATAATACATATTTTATTTATATATAAATCTATGATTGGAGAATTTCTGGATTAGATACTAATATAGAATCTTGAATTTCCTGATGATATACCTTGAATCATCTTCATTTCCCCTTGATTAAGCACTATGTTTGATTTTATCTTATCAACAAGTTCATCCAATTCTTCTTTCTTTTTGGTGTGGCTTAGATAATTAAATATCTCACTGAAATAATCTACATGATTTCTTCCTTGTTGATGAAAATCCTGTCCATCTATTTTTGACCACTTATCAGCTTGATTTCTAGTTCTTTTAACTAAATTAAAATAGTTTTGGAACCCCCAATTAAAATAGTAATAAATTAGAGAAACCGATTCGTGTTGATATATATCCATATTAGGAATTATTTGATTACCATAGTTCTTTCTGACCTTTGTCCTATTTTTGACCAACCAATCACATAGTTTTTCTCTCTCACTATCATCCAATCTAAAATCTTCTCTTAAATAAGGTGTTTGATTATATGACTCCATGTTAAATAAAATTCTTATTAGGAATTTCATTTGATCTTTACTGAAACTAATTTTTAGACTGTTCATTAAATCAATATTATCAGTTTTAACTAAACTGGTAATCATATAGAGAGTTGATGTAAACCCTAGTTCATCATATCTACCAAATGAGAATGACTCATTTTTTAATTTAGGATAGAAATAATCAACTATTGTTTGCGCATCTATGTCTCTTTTATTTCTATCAATTTTTACAACCCACTGTTTTATAGTATTTAGTGCATAATTCGTTGTTGTATATTGTGGTAATACTTTTTTATAGAGTCTTAATAGTTCCTCCCTTTCACACAATTCTTTTAATTTAGGGTATCCTGA